CCATCCCAGGCAACCATGATCGAGCCAGTGTCATCCACACCCCGAACCGTCCCCAGTGTACCGATGGGCGGGGCCTGTTGGTCATCCATGCGGAGCAGCTCCACCCTGGTACCGGGTCGGTAGACCTCCCTCATTTGGGCAATGGTCTCACGGTCAGGGAGGCGCATTGTTCACCCTCCTCGCTGGTGGCGTTGCCCTGCTGGGTCAGCGGCTCCTCCGCCGTTTCCTGACCAGCATCGACCTCCGCTGGAGCGGGAACCGGGGCCTCTGCGACCTCGGCATCCGGGTCGGCAGCGGCTTTCTTGGCGGCACGTTTCGCCTTCTGGTTGGCGGAGAACCGCTCGGCATCCTCCTTGGTGCGGAAAGCGGTGTGGCCCTTCAGCCCCTCCAGCAAGGCCCGTCTGACCTCCTTGCCATCGGTTCCAGCGAAGCCAAGCCGGATGAGCCAGCCGCGAAGGTAGTATTTCTCGTTCTCCGGCTTAAGCTCGGCGGGGTTGACGCGGGTGGCGGTCTTGGCATTCTCGACCACCCTGTGGAGCAGCTCCGAGAGGGCTGCGTCCTTGGCGGGGTCCTCGGTGCTGGGGAAAGCGAAAGTGACAGTCTGCCCATCCAACGCAAGGCCGGAGATGGCGTTCTCGGTGCTGGCAATGGCAGCGAGGAGCTGGTCGGCCTGGTCGCACTCAGCGGTGCCGATGGCCTCCACCAGCTCATCGCAGATGCTGAATGTATCCCGCCGCAACACCCGGTTGAGAAGGTACTGCTTACTGTGGAGCGAGTAGATGAGGTTGCGGAGCTGAGTGCCGGTCAGCCCCTCGGCGGGAACCGGGACAGCGACCTGCTCCACCTCGCGGTCGAGCCAGCCGTTGGCCTCCAAGTGGCTGCGGAGGGCCTCCACCTGGTCATCGGGGCCGATGATGGAGCCGTTGCGCTCCACCAGCAGGTCGCCGACCTTGTAGGCGAAGGTGGGAGGCCCATTGTAGGCAATCTCCACACCGAGGTGTGTGCCCAGGCTCTGAGCCAGGGCCTTGCGGTCAGGGGCATTGGTCTGAATGTTCATGGAAAATCCTCCTTTGTTTTGGGGTATGGTATTCATCACTCTAAAGCCCCAGAAAGTCAAGCGGTTTTTCGCTGGTCACCGCTCTTAAATGCACTGTTGCCGGAGAGGTTTCGCAGGAGGATTTTCCGTTCGGTTTTGAACTCGGCCCCGATGAAGCCCAGCCGGAGCAGGAAGCATCGGAAGGCATACTTGTCGTTCTCGGTGTCCCGGTCCTTGGCGGCGATGCGCTTCTGGGTCCGGGCCATCTCGCAGAGGCTGGCAATCAGGTGGGTGTAGGTTTTGGCCTCGTCTACGTCCAGGTGCCTGCCCTCGAACCAAGGGAAGGAAATCCTGTCCTCACCGATTTCGATTGGTGTTGCCGGAATGCCCAACGCCTTCTTGATAAGACTGCCTTTGGCATCCAGAAGGTTGGTTAGGTTTTCAACATTGACCTTGTCCAGCGGAATGGTAATGTTAAGTCCAGTTTCTTCTGTAGAAGTTGCTTCAGCTTTTGGTTCCTGAGCCGGATGAAAGTATGTTTCTTTCGGACAGTAGCCGCTTGCGTCCAAGAGAGCAAGCAGTTTGTCGTATTCAGTTGGGCTCATAGTGTCCGGGCCTTCAATGTTTCCTTCTCGTGTCAGGAGAAGGTCCCCAATCTGATAGGCGTAGGAAGGAGCTTTCAGGTATTGAGGTTTTGTGTTCGTGTACTCGCCAAGCAGGGCTGCCAGCGGTTTTCTTTCGGTTGCGTTTAAAATGATCTTCATGTAGGTGTCCTCCTTTGTTTTGGTAGTACATATATCACTCTAAAAGCACATAATAGCAAGCAATATCGGAGAAAAACATCGACAAATATGTGCCTTCTGGATTGTGTACATTACCGACTTACAAAAGAGTGGCATCCTCAGCTTTCGGAGCAACTTCATCGTAGGAATAGGTTAATCCATCACGGATGACGGAAACCTTCTTAGAGGAGCCGACCTGTTCAATGTAACGTTTGACGATAACATCGTAGAATTTCTCATCCAGTTCAATGGTGTAGCAGATACGACCTGTCTGTTCACATGCGATGAGCGTGCTACCAGAACCACCAAACGGATCGAGGACCAGAGAGTTGGTCATATTGGAATTCATAATCGGATAGGCCAGAAGCGGAATAGGCTTCATTGTAGGATGATCACCGTTCTTTTTAGGCTTATCAAATTCCCAGATTGTCGTTTCTTTTCGTCCGGTATACCATTGATGCTTGCCAGATTTCTTCCAACCGAAGAGGCAAGGCTCATGCATCCACTGGTATGGGCTGCGTCCAAGGACAAGGGACTGCTTTTTCCAGATACAGCAGCCAGAGAGATAAAAACCAGCATCGGCAAAGGCTCTACGGAAGTTGAGGCCCTCGGTATCTGCATGGAAGACATAGATAGAAGCGTCATCGGCCATAGATTCGTACATGCGAGTGTAGGCATCAAGCAGGAACTGATAGAAGGCGTCGTTTTCCATATTGTCGTTCTTAATCTTACCAGCGCTACCTTCATAATTGACATTGTACGGAGGATCGGTCACGATCAGATTTGCCTGCTTTCCGTTCATCAGAAGTTCATAGGTTTCAGGCTTTGTGGAATCACCACAGACAAGGCGATGATCACCAAGGAGCCACAGGTCACCGGCCTTGGAAAAGGTCGGCTTTGCAAGCTCAGCATCCACATCGAAATCGTCATCCTGAACACCTTTTTTTGTATCTTCACGAAACAGATCTTCAAGTTCTTCCGTTTCAAATCCGGTGAGGGAGACGTCAAAGTCAGCGCCTTGCAGGTCAGAGATAAGAAGGGCCAACTTGTCGTTATCCCATTCACCACTGATTTTGTTGAGAGCAACATTCAGTGCTTTCTCTTTATCCTCATCCATTTCAACAATGACACATTCTACTTCAGTGATGCCCATGTCGATGAGGACCTTTAGTCTCTGGTGGCCGCCAACAACACGAGAGGTGGTGGCATTCCAGATGACAGGCTCTACATAGCCAAACTGCTCAATGGAGCGTTTCAATTTTTCATATTCTTTATCGCCGGGCTTTAAATCTTTTCGAGGATTGTAATCAGCAGGAAGAAGCTCTGCAACATTTTTCTTTTCAATTAGCATGATGTAGCCCTCCTGTGCAATAACTTTTTTAATCCCTTGAAAGCGGCATCTATGTCACCAGCTTTAGCCTGTCCTTTGAGTGTGCTAAACTGCTGGAAGGTTAAATGCCTGCGATATTTCTTTAGCAAGCTCATAAATTCTGATAAATCCATATCAATTTCCTTTCCGTGCCAGTAGAAGACGTTCCATCACATCATCCTGTGGTGTGGCTCCATTATATTCAGTGGCACAATTTTCTCTTACGATTTGGTAGATCTCCATCCAGAGACGATTGGTCTGGCTCATGAAGTTCTGACTCATAGCCACATAGGGAGACTGGATAGCATTACCGGTCGTCGGATGCTTGGCAAGGAATCCAAACTCTGTGATAGCTTCCTCACATTGAATCCAACGAGCAACACTCATAGCGTAGCGCTCCAAAAGCTCTGGAGAGACAAGAGCAGCGCAACCACGTTCATGCAGCCAGTTCCATGTTTTCTTGTAGACATCTGCAGCAACGAGCTTTTTTCCGTTCTTTTGCTTGGCAGATAACATCTTGGATGGTTTGGGCATCGGCTGACCTTCTAAATCGACGGTGCTGTCTGTAAAGTCGATGACAGTCAACTCACGTTTGCCCGGATTTCCCTCAGCGATTCTCCCAGCTAAGGGCTTTTTCTTGGCTCCAGCGCCGATACGAGCGCCGCCACGGTTTGTACCGTCCTTAGCCATTTTCTACACCTCCAGTTCAGGGGCCTATATACCCCGTTTGAAATTGCGACTTTGTGCGTGAGACCCCACGCCCGTTCCCCGGCGACTTCAGCGTAGAGAAGTGGACCGCCCCTACCGGTTGTGCCAGCGGTCGCCGTGTTCCGCATGAATCTTGGCATGGCAGGATTTGCAAAGTGCCATCAAGTTCTCTCTATCATGCGTGCCGCCTTGGGAGAGGGGCTTTACATGGTGTATCTGCTCGGTTGGTGTGTAGACACCGTTCTCAAGGCACCTCTCACAAAGAGGGTGGGCAGCAGCATAGCTGTCACGGATACGTTTCCATGCACGTCCGTAGCGACGCTTGGCATTCGGGTCTCGGTCGTACTTCTCGTAGCGTTTGGCTTCCTTCTTTTCATGCTCCGGACAGAAGCGTCCGTCTGTCAGATTAGGGCAGCCGGGATAGGAGCAGGGACGTTTTGGTTTTCTTGGCATCGTATTCCTCCTTCCGTTTGGGTATAAGAAAAGCCCTGTAGGACTTGTCCCACAAGGCTTTCTACGATTCTCACTTTCGCTAGTATAATAATATCAGAAGAGCTTAGTGTCTTTCTATGTCATTTCATGTCCACCTTCATAGGAAGCCGGAACTTTTACTTCTTCCAGTGCCTTTCCATGAAGTTTGTGGATGTAACGCAGTTCATATCCCATGTCAACAGCAATCTGCTCCAATGTGATAAAGCAAAGGTAGCGTTCCTCCAACAGGGTCTGGTATTCGGTATTGCCGACTTGCTTGATAACTTCTACGATTTCCTTCTTCAGTGCCACCAGTTCCACAACGTCTTTGCTGATTTCATCCTCCAGCTCGATGATGTCAAGAATGGCGGATTCCATGCGAGAGCCTTCACGGTTAGGACTCTTTGGCATATCAGAGTAGGACGGTGTGCAACGGGTAGCTAATTCATTTAAGGAATCTATCTGTAACAGTTTGCTTTTGATTCTATTATCCAAGTAGCGTGCTTGAGATAAGTATTCTTTTGCAGTCATTGATTGGTACCTCCGAAAAAATAGATTTCCCTCGGATTGGCACGGATTGTCGTAGTTTGCCTGTGATTATCATAGGTTTGCTTTTACCGCATCGATAAGGGCATTCTGGGTCAGCTCCTTTTTGGAGAGAGCTTTTAAGATACGCTCATCAATAGTTCATTTTGTGATGATGTGTTCTATCACTACGGTTCCGGAAGTCTGCCCCTGTCTCCAGAGACGGGCGTTGGTCTGCTGATACAATTCCAGTGACCATGTCAGCCCAAACCAGATGAGGGTGGAGCCGCCAGCCTGTAGGTTGAGCCCATGTCCGGCAGATGCAGGATGAATGACTGCGACAGGTATCTTTCCGGCATTCCAGTCGGTGATGTCCTTGCTGGATTTTATTTCTCTCACATCAAAGCGTTTCTTGATACGAGAGAGGTCGTGCTTGAACCAGTAAGCCACAAGAACTGGTTTGCCGTTTGCGGATTCGATGATATCCTCCAGAGCATCCAGCTTTCTGTCATGAAACTCGATGGTGTCGCCTGTATCGGCATAAATGGCACCGTTGGCAAGCTGGGATAGCTTTCCGGTGAGGGAAGCTGCATTGGCAGCAGTGATTTCTCCATCCGGGAGCTCTAATACCAGCTCCTGCTTCAATTCTTCATATCGGGTCACTTCATCTTCGGATAAATGAACCTCGTATTCAGAGGAGATAAGTTCTGGCATTTTCAGGTGGTCTGTCGATTTCATGGAGATAGTGATATCGGAAATCTGGTCATAGATGCGCTCCTCTGCATATGGTTGTGGCTTGTAGGAATAGATGATCTGTCCATTCCTCTTGTCCGGCACGAAGTAGTTGTTTCGGTACTCGGTAATGAAGCGTCCAAGGCGTTTCCCTAAATCCAGAAGTCGGAACTCAGCCCATAAATCCATGAGACCGTTACTGCTTGGCGTTCCGGTCAGGCCAATGATACGTTTGACGCTGGGCCTTACCTTCAGGAGAGACTTAAACCTCTTTGAATTGTGATT